TGAATGGAGGCGGTCGTTATCTTGCCGATGCGTCGATCGTCGCAATGCCCATCCGTAAACATCGCCACGCCATTGGTGACTCTAGACAGGTCGGCTCCTGACAAGTCCCATTGAAGTAGATACCTCTCACCCGCCCACCAGTCATAGCGCTCGATCCAACTACCGTCTAGCGCGGAGAAAGTGACGGTGTTGGCAGCTTGATCTACCGAGGGCGCTCCTAACTTGCACTGCACAAAAAGCGGAGGCAAGTGCAAGGTATGAGCTTTAGGTTTGGTTTTGATGGGCATCGGGATAATTTGATTACTTGAATGAATATTAACTTATCGGGATGAGGAGCGATCGAGTGTGGGTGGCTACCAAAAGAAATAAAAAACCCCGATTCAACTCGGGGCTAACTGCATCATTGAACTAAGCACGATCCTACATCCGCCGCCGCCCTAATGCCACATCTCGGTTATAGGTTTTGAGTTCGTCGCCACCGCCATCAAACTTAGGCATCTGGAAGCCGCTGCCCACGATCGCGCCGTAGCTTCTCATGGACTCATAAGGATAGAGGTCATGGCATAAATACCTAACAGAGTCGATCACCTGACAGCGCATCAGGTCAGATTTTTTATCTAACCCCCCAATCTTGTCGAACTTGACCTGCTCAAAGTCTTTGATCAATTCTTTGCAGCTACTGTCTACCTCAATGCGGTTTTGTTTGAGTAAGCAGTTCACAGAGTTGATCGTATCAATCACGGGGGGATTAGTTTTGCCGTAGCGTCTGGCAAAATTCATGCCGTGAAACTCATTGTTGACGATGTCCCAATTTGACTGAGTTGAGTTAGCTGACCTGTTCGCCCCTGTTGCGTCACCATGGATCGAAAAATAAAAAGGCGCGATCGCTGCCACCCACTCTCTCACCTCGATCGCGAGCTTGAACGTGTCGGAGTTGAGCAGGTAGAACTCTTTGAGAATGTGAATCTTGTCACCAATATTTTGGCTAACGGTTGCTGTTGCGGGGTGACGGTTGAAGTCGAATGACAGATGGAGCGGATAAAGCTTGTCTCGAACTTGTGGTTTGACGTGTTGGGCACGATCGAAGTAGCTGAAGACAACGCCCTCGGTTGTGACACAATAATCCCCCATCAATTCAATAGAAATCATCTGATCCGTGTAAGTCGCCATCAGGGTCTTAACGAAATCTGTAGGCAGCGCTTTGTTGTCACTGGACAAAAGAACGGTTGATTTGTAGAGTGCTTTCTTCTCATCCGATCGCTCAATGTTGTCAAACTGCTCCCAGCACCAGTTATAGGGATTGTTAAGGGCGATCGTGCTAGTTATCCAAAAGAAGCCATCTAGTGACCCGCGACCGCGACCTAACGCTGCGTTCAATACGTTCATTGCCACAGGATCAGCCATAGCCCACTCATCCAGCCATGCCCAACGGCAAGAGATTCCTCTTCCGCCTTGCTTTACTTTCTCGGTTGCCCCGCCAAATTTAGAGGCAGAAATCACTTGAACTTGTGCATCAAAGATCTGGCAGAGCCGACGCGCGGCAATCATTCTTGCAGTCTCTTCCACTGTTTCGCCCCTGGGATAGAGCGGAATGTTGAACTGTTCAGCAACTTCTGCTAACACCACGAGAGTCGAGCTTTCGAGTTGTCCGTATTCGTTGGCAGAAATTAAACCCCTAGACTTTGGATCAAAGTAGGCTCTGGTACACGCCATCACCGCCCCGATGTGAGACTTCCCACCCCCACGACCCCCTCTGATGTACAAACCCCGATAGCCAGGGTTTAAGTCGATCGACCGCTCTTTATCGCCAAAAGGGACAAACTCGTCCCACACGCGAGTCTGACCCCCTGGTTGAGCTTTGTAGTCATCAAACAGTGTGCAGGGTTTTTGCTTGTATTGCTTGGCTTTCACCTCGCCCGTCGACTTGATTCTTGACGCAATGCTGGGAGAGATTTGATACATAATCAATCCTCATCTCCATCGCCATTCCCGATCTCAACCTTCTCTCCAGTGCGTGGATCTGAGACATCGTACCCCATCGCAATCACCCCTTTGATCATGGCTTCTTTGTCCATGCCGATGAGTTTAGCGATCGCTCCCAAGGCGACGATCTTTGAGTGCATCTTCACTTTGACGGCTGTACGGCTGCTGGCTTCAGAGTCGATCGTGACGCATTCAATAGAGTCCAACGCTGCCGTCACATCCTGACTCAAATCCTTGGAGTCTTTAATTGTCACGCCGCCGCCGTCAAAGCTCAAAACATCTGTGACGTTAGAGAACGCAATCCGAGCATATTCCTTCAACACCCGATCCGCGTCAATCTCAACACGGCTCGATCGTGCTTTTTGCAACTGCTGAATATAGGCTTGAAGGTCGGGCTTTGTCAGTAGCTTGTAGCCCTCTCGTCGAGCTATATCCGGGCTTGCTCGATACCCAGCCCGGATATAGGCTTGCGTCGCGTTGCAATCCTTAATATATTCTTCGCAGAACCGTTTTTGTTTGGGCGTTAAATCTTTTGGCACGGTTTCATTTTAGCCGATCTCCCTCAGCAAACATCGATCATCGAATGCCACACTCGATCGCCGTTCCACACAAGAACGTCACGTCTCGTCGACTTAAGATTGTAAACAGGTTCACCGCTTGCTTCAAACTCAACTGACTCGATCGTGTATTGGTTATGCAGATAAGTCACCCGCGCCCCAACCGAGTAAGGATCAGGAATCTCTTTGGCTACTTTGGTTGGTTCGGCTTTCGTCTCGGCTTTCTTCTCAACCTTGCTCAGGCAGTCTAGCGGAACCGTCTCACGAATAGGCTCTAGTGCCGTCATGCTTTGAATCACGGCACGGTTACCATTAACCGATTCAACCCGATAACCCCACCAAATCATGTCTTCTAATTTGTCTCTAAGGAAGTGCTTGCTACCGCTAACGTATCGGCTCCAAGGCTCTGCCAGTAGGATCGCGAAGTCACCAGGTGTCAAGGAAGTTGAGCTATTATCCATCGTTTGTAATCAGTATACGACTCGAAAATATTCAGCGTAACCGTGTGAGAATGGTCGATCGTTCTTGTGTGAAATATTGGAAACTGGATGATCCGGCTGCTGTCATCTTTCAGAATCCTCTCTTTCACCATCGCGTCAAGAGTGCATTTTAAAGACGCTGGCAGGTTGTCGATCGGGTCGATCGCATCGTTGCTGTAGTGCCACTCGATCCCGACCCAAACCTTTCCCGGCTTCCTCACCCCTGGGACGATCGCAATTTGCGAACAAAGCCCCCGAATAGATTGGGTCGATTCCTTCTTCCGCGCAGCCGCCTCCATCCTGGAACCCCGCGCCGTGTCTAATTGTTTGTTGAGCAGGTCTAAGATCGGGAATGTGATTCTCATGTTTTTTGCCAGTTTAATCGGTGCAGTCACACGCAATGCCATCTAGTAGCGGAGTAGAAGAACCCGCTAGAATCTCTTGCAGCTTCACCCCATTCAAGAACGTGTTGCCTGTCTGGGTTTCTAACCCTGTCCAGAAATCGGCGCACTGTGGGTTTAACTGATTTTGCTTTCTGTGTTCTGAGGGCGTGTGGAATGGGCAATGAGTACAGTTGCTAATCTCAGGGAATGGCATTGACTGAATTGCGCGATCGCCGTGAATGTGATGTTTTTTAATGCCATCAACGTACAGAGGGGCTTGACGGAATCTCCACTCATGCTTTTTGCGGCAGCGGGGATGCCCCTCGCATTTGCCTAGCTCTGAAAAATCCCATCCCCCCTTGATTTGTTTGCCGCCCACCATTCGATAAACTCGGTTCGGCTCGTCGGCTCGAAACCCTAAATTCATCTCACATATTTGCCCAGGAAAAGTGCGGGAGACCCAATCAAAAATTGGGAGGTACTTGAGTTCGGTTGTGCAATATCGAGTAAATCGGTTCGGCAAGAAGCCCCCCTTTCGAGTGACTACCTCTTCAAAAGTTTCAGCAAACACCCATTTGATTTCTTTCCCGATCGCTTGCTCTAATTCCAAAACACACCGCAGCGTATCAGGCAGTTCAAGCGAACCCACAAAATCGGGACACTTTTTGCGAACGGCAGAAACTAGCCCCGCGTCTTGAGGAATGTGACCAGGATCGTCAGTCCTGACCAGCGCGAAAACGTAGTAGTCGGTTGGGTAGTTTAACGCCATCCACGCCGATGTTCGCCCACCGGATAAGCTGGTTATCGTCGGCGTTCCAATCCCCTTTGTGGATTCAAGGAATGATTTCGCGATCGTGTCAGGATCGTGGACTGCATTGTCAAGGATGGAAAGCTGTAAGGTCATGGCTTAATTATACCTCTACTCTAATCAATTGACCATGATAAAAACAAATCAAAACCCACTCAGATATCTTTTCCCCGCATCGTAGGCATTATTGACCTCCTTCATTTTCTCCTCACCTTCTACCCCTGCTACATCGGGGTGGCATTCGCGGCATAGTTGCTTGTAAGCGCGTTTAAGGTCGGCAATAGTGCATTGCTTAGGCAATCCCAACACAGTCCACCAGCCCTGCTCTTTCGTGGTTTTAGACTTCACCTTACGTTTCTTCCATTGCTTAGAGTCCCAAACTTCACCCATCTCCAGAAAGAAATGATGCTTAAACCACAGATCGCCGTGCTTGTTGCTCGGCTGGTGTTCTAGCAGATAAGAGATGAATTGGGCGATATCGTCATCAGTAACCGGGCGGCGCAGGATTCTGTCGTTGGCGATCGCGTTCAAGTACCAACTTGACGGGGCAACAAATCCAAACCGTTTCCTAAACTCTTCTGAGGAGATATCGGGGCTGATGTTTTGGTTGTAGCAAGCGCGTCTCTTTGCCCGAACGAAACTTGCTTGATATGCCGATCGCTCGTCAAACCATTCCTTAAGCTCAAAGTCTAAATCTAATTCCTGCTGATCCTCGTCTTTGGCTCCAAACTCGTGATCGCAGTCGGGACACAATTTGACGAATAATCTAAGCGGCTTTGACCTGCCCTCATCGCACTTGGGGCAGTATTTATACTCTGCCTCCGGTGCTTTGTATTGGCGCGGCTCTGAGATGTCATAGTCACGCTCTGGGCACTCTCCTAATGTGTTGGGAGATAGAGGAGCGAATCGGCTTAAGTTATCGCCAAAGTCTAGTAGCAGGTAGTTCTCTTTCTTACCCCACAACCCACCATAGGGATTATGCGCCCAGACCGCGCGATCGCAGGTTCGGCTCCCACGACCAATCGCCTGAAAGAAAAGAGAGGCGACATTCGTTGCACGGACCATCATGACGCAGCCGAGTGATTTAAGGTTGAACCCTTTGGTTTGAGTGCCCACACTGCAAACAACTTTAGTAATGCCCTGCTCTAGTCGGTAGTGTTGAGCGGCGCGGGTATGCTTATCCTCCTCATGGTCAATTTTGCCGATCCAGCCCATCGGAGTTGATCCACACTGCCACTCAGCAGAAATGCCAGCCGCTTGAAACGCCTCAGCTAAAAGTTTAGCGCTCTCAATCTTGGGACAATACGCGATCGTGCTTCGCCCTTCACCCAACCTGATCCATTCACTGACAATACGATCGAGCGACGTTTTCCGCCCAATCATGTTGCCCATTTGGAAATCGGAGAAATCGCCCGTCCGCGTGTCAACATCTAAGCTTTGAACGTCTAACACCCCGTTGACGCTAAATGGCTGGCAAGGTACAACACGCCCTAACCTGATAAGTTCTGACATCGGCGGCGCAATGACCTTGGCATTGTATTTTTGCCCCAACCAACGCTTTGATCCAGGCAACCAAGGCGTTGCAGTCAGACCGACAATCACCGTCCCAGCGGCGTACTCCTCTCTTAAAGCTAGAGCGACTTTACTCTGGCTGGTGTTGTGGGCTTCATCCTCAAACACTAATCCCACGTTTCCCAGCAGGTCTTTTAGGCTTTTCCCGCGTTTCATGCGAGCCGTAAGAGTTTGGACAGAGGCGACGATGACCGATGCCTTCGCTAGTTGCTTGATCGCCCGTTTCGACTTCGATCGACTGCCTTGCAGCACCGCGCACTGCAAACCTAGCCTCTCAAATTCCTCGATCGTCTGACTGATCAGGCAATTCAAATCAACCAAGAACACACATCGAATGGGCTTCTTAGCTTTCAGTGTTGCGTCAAGCATCACCAATGCAGACAGCAGCGTCTTACCCGATCCAGTCGGGGCAACCATTAGAATAGTGCGCTCATTCGCTTTGATATGCCGATACAACGCCGCCAACATCTCAGATTGGAATGGGAAAGGCACCAACTCACGCGGCTTGTCAGTCTCTACCGATGGCAGTAAAACCGCCTGATCATGGGTGATATCGGGAACGGGATCTCGATCGATTAAAGTAGCTTGGCTCATTAGATAACTGTGTTTGCTTGCTTCTCTATTGTAGTCGATCGACCATAGTAAATCAAGCGGGATACAAGTCTTTCACAGGGTAGCGTTCAGGCTTTCTTTTGCGCTCTAAATGTTCACCGTTTGGGGAGTCAATCCAAATCAGATCGAGCATCACGCCCTCCATTCCCCAAGGGTGATCATAAAATTCGCCCACCCAGTCAGGCTTGCGAATATGACGGTAGAGCGGCTTATCCGACTTGTATTGGGTAGCCTCGGAAGGCTTCTCCGCTTTCTCTTTGGGTCTTTCAATTAACTTCCAAGTCACGTTGAAGTCGTCAATCTTTAAGTGGTAGCACTCGATCGAGGATTTGGACGCTTCAAGGAGCAACTCTGAGGAGACTTTTGATCCAAAATACCAACGGACAGAAGCGCAGCCCAGCGACTTTTGATCGTTGGTTCTTTGCTGCCAAACTTCAATACTGATTGGCGATAATTGAATCTCGTGCGCCTCGATCGCGCCGTTTGGATAGATAGCCAAAACGTCCGGTTTGCGCCGCTTCTCGGCATCCTTGAGGGTAATGCAATCGATCTTGATCTCCGCTCCGCACCCTTTGGATTCTAGGTCAGCCGCGATCGCATATTTAGCTCTCTTGTGATCTTCTCCTTCCCCAGACCAGTTAGCGCATTCCGCGTTTTCCCCTTTGTGGTAAAAATGAACTCGCTTGTCTGTGGCGTTACGAAACCGGACAGACTTCTTTTCTCCGAGCTTCTCAAAGCAGTGCGGACAATAAAGCCCACCTTGGATGCTTTGAGCGTCCCTCATCGTCTGAACGATGACATCGCGATCGCCGCCCGTCGCGATGTCATGAGAGGGGTTAACCAGCAGGAACCCACGAAGCGTCTCTCTCAATGCAGTAATTGACATAAATGGCTCCAAAGTCTTTTGTAGTGCCGTTATCAAGGCGAATCCGAATACTGATCATGGCGTAGCGCTTGTGCTCAACAAAGCCTATAACCTCGCCTTCCTCACCGTCGTGCTCGATCCCGCCTTCCTCTATGCAATATTTGCGGTTCTCAGGGGTCAGCCGATCGAGGGAGAGCTTGACACGATCGCCGATCTTGAATCCGTCGTGTTCTGTGATTACAGCCTCTTCTTGCTCTACCGTAACGGATTGACCAGGATCAACCTGCATCATAACTAGCTCTCTAATCTGCTCTCGAATCTTGATCGGGGTCGGCTCGAAAAGGGAATCGATTTCTTCTGGGCATCCATCCTCGATCGCTGCCCGAACTAGGTCAGCTAGGTTTGCAATGTTCTCATCTGAGTAGTGGATAGAAGGATCTTCCTTGGGTTCAGGCTGCTTAGGTTCAGGGAATGGACTTTCTTTTGGAGTGTTTACGCTGTTCTCTTGATTGTGTACACCATCCTCGTCAATGGTGGCATCTAGGGTTACATCTTCAAACCCTTTGTTTCCAATGCTTTGAGGATTTGTGTTTACGTTGGTGGCACTGTGTACGCTGTTTTCGATCGCCTCGTTCACTTCGGTTGGCTGCGGGTCAATCCATCTCCATCGGGGTGATTTGCCTGAAGTGTCAAGCTCTCCCACTTGATGCTCTAGCAGGTGTGCAAACACCAACTTTGCATGCTCAGATGACTTAATTAGTCGCGTCTTGTGACGGGCGGCACGAGGGCTGATCCACCCGTTGCCGTTCTTGTCTGCAAGTGAGATAGAAGCTTCTTTAAGCCGCAGCAAGATTGGAGTCCAGTCCGTTTCCTTCTTGTCTTCACTCTCAAGACCTGCAACGCCGTAGAGGTTATAAGCCTGAGCAATGAAATACTGTGCGACTGCAACGCCTCTTTGAACAACCCCTTTAGAAATCGTCTTGGGAGGGTTCGCGTCTTGGTCGTCATCCAATCCAGAGCAGTAATGCTCAATGTGAATCGCTAGGGCGTTCCGTCCGGCGTAGCCCCTCTGTTTGGCGAGTACCGCTCTCATGCCGCTATGGGTTTCACGAGCTTGCTGAAGTACAATCTCATTCCTCCACTCAGATTGAAAATAGTGCTGAGTTTCGGCGCTGAGTCCGTATGTCCAAGGGACGCACTCGCCCGTTTCCTCGTCAAGCAGTCTGGGAGAGATCGACAGGATGTTTGCAAATAGCTTTTTGAAATGACTTTTCAGATCAGCGATCGCGTTATCCCTTTCCGCGCTGTCAATCTTAGGATCGTATAGAGACAGAGGCATTTCAGGGGCGCAATAGTTCCAACGCGCATTCATGCCGCTAGAGTTCTTTTTGCTGTTCCTCAAGTGAGTGGCGATCGTGTCCGGTTGAATCGTGCCAAACATTGAGACGGCAGTATGGCGAAGGAAGAGAGAGCGACTTAAACGATCCACCTTGATCGCCCCGCCGCTTGAAAGGCTTAACCATTTCTGCTCCTCATCTCCCTTGCCGCCGCTCTTGTATTGATTGTGCCGAGCGTAGAAAGCATCCATCTCATCTACATAAACCCCAATGCCTCTAGGGTTGTCTGTGTGAATTTGCCCCAATGCTTCGATCGTGGTGTCTGAAACAATTAGCTGGCGCATCTTGGGTTCTGGCATATCAAGCTGTTCCTTCGCCTGTTTAGCCTGTTTAGCCTTTTGCTCCCAATCATCCTTGTTAAACATCCACTCTTTTTTGTAGCCAAACTGGATATCAAACAAAACATCAGATATTAGCGCTTGGGTTGGAGTCTTCATCGTTCCCGACTCTGCGACTAGCATCATCCACATAACAGCAGGTTCGACCCATCCCATGCCCAAGCTGATTTGTGCCGATCTTCCAATGAGAATTCCTAGCGCTGCCAGAAAAGTTGCCTTGATCGCGTCGGTTGAAGTTGGCATCACCTTTGCAGCCCGATCGATCAATCGCTCTGTCTTTTCGGAGAACACAACCGGGAACCGTTCGCCCTTGTTTCGCTCAATCTGAAGTAACTCTTTCAAGCTCTCCTCTAGATCCGCGCCACCAACGTCACCAACTCCACCAACCGTTGATACATAAGGGTTTCTCTCCGTACCCGCTGCCGTAACCAAAACGTAACCGGGTACGTCACCAACTTCTGTAGCATCTTTTCTCAAGTCCCGAATCAACGCCACCACGTCGCCTTTTGTGGCACCTTCACCAATCCAATCAGCGACATCTAGCCCACCGTCTTCTGGTAACGCGATTCCCCATAAAGGGGACTTGGGAAATGCTTTGATCCAATGATGGATCGGCTGATCTTTCATCACCGCTTCCAGATATTTCATGCCCACCTGGTCACGATCGGGCATCCCCACGACCAACCGCGCCCCGGCTAAATCTGCCGAGTAGTTGCCCCAAGTGGAATAGGATTTCGATCCACCAATAGAAGTCGTTGCGGGCACGCCAATCTTCCAGAGTTCATCGGCGCATTTTTCGCCTTCGACAAAGACGATCGCTTCATCACGATCGATCGCTGCTCTGATTTCTGCATAGCGATAAAGTGGCACCCGACCCCGCATTTCGGATTTAACCGTGTCTGCCACCTTTGAAGCCGTTAGCCAAACGCCCTCAACAAAATAGGATTGATAGAATTCAGGTTCTCTGCCTTTTTGTCGGGTGACGCGGATCAGGGGATTCCCGTCGCGATCGGGATACTGATGGATCATCTGAGGTTCTACCGATGGGCGGTAACCCTTCTTGCCTTTCTTCTCTCCCCATCCCCATACGCCCCAACCCGCGCCCTTGTCAGACGCTCGGATGAATCGATAACCATTTCTTGTTTCGTCGTCTCCACCATCCTGAAACGTGTGGCAGAGTGCCAAATTGCCAAACTCTCCCACTCGGCAGTCGCCATCTTTCACCCGCTGACAGACTGGGCAGGGATTTCGCTTGCTTGATGGGGTGTACTTTGATGTTGCCCCAGGGACAGATATGAGAGCGGCAGATCCATTGAGAGAGAAGCCGTTGCCATTCAAGGAGAAGCCGTTGCCGTTGTTGCCGTTTGTGCTAATATTCATAGGTGTGGTTAGGTTACTTACCGTTTGTTTGGTTGACGACTGTTGGGAGCTTAACTTGCTTGTGGGAGAGGTTTACGCCTCTCCCTTTTAATTTGCCTTCTTGTATCATAATCAATTGACCAGGGTAAAGCGGTAGGCATAAAAAAGATTGCGGTTGGACGTTCTGCCATCCTACCGCACTCCTATCTAGTCGATCTTTTCTCTTATCAAATCGTACGCCGGAGTGACAGACTCATACGCCGGAGTTACGGGAACTTGCTCGATCGAGCAAGTTAGAACGGGTTTGCTGGAAGATCCTCGATCGCCGTCGCTGTAGCAGGTTCGGAGTCCTGAGCTTCTACCTCGATCGCCTCGTCTTCATCTTTGTCGATCCATCCATCAACTAACTGATTTAAGGCGTTAAATTTATCCAAATCCGATCCGCTTTTTGCAAGAACCTCGCAAGCCTCATCAAATAAGGTAGAGCCGCCGCCCTGTCCCTCTGTTGTCCAATCTAATAAGACATGATCCACAAAGCGATCGGTCTGTTCTTGGGTGTAGCTTGCACTCGATAGTGGCAGATTGCATTTTGCGGCAATCTCCTTAAACTGCACGTTTGTGTAGCCTGTGAGTTTTTTTAATTCCCTGATCCGAATCTGGGCAGGGTTTACAGCGGGTTGTGATAGCGCGATCGGAGTTGGTGAGGATTGCACGATCGACGTTGGTGAGGATTGAGCGACGGGAATCGGGTTATCAGCTTGATTTGTCTCCTCGGTAGAGTAAAGTCCTGATAGCTCCACTGGGAACGCCTTGCGAAGTGCCAAGCTTTCAGCCACCTTTGCGATCATCACCTCGGGCATTTGTGCCCAAAACTTTGTCAGATTCCCCTCGCGAGTCGTTTGACAATACGAATTAAACCTTGCAACCGCATAGAGCGGTTCGGCAAACCCTCTCTTGTAGACTCCGACTTTAGCAGCGGACGGCGGCTTATCTTGCAGCCAAACGTCTACCCAACTCCCATCCATGCCACACCATTGCGTGAGAGTCTGTCCTGCATATTTGCCGCTTCTTTCTGCAATAAGCCGCATACCGTCAATGCTGAGTTGAAAACTCATCACCTCGCGCTTTTCTTTGGAATCGTAACGCTTGATCGCGTAGATCTGCTTTGAGAAGGGATCTAATTGCGTCCGATTGCAGACCTGTAAAAACAACGCTAACTCGTCGTCCGTCGCTCCCTTCGCGATCGTGCTTTTAATTAACTCTACCTGCTCAGGAGTCAGTGTCGCGCTGGAAGGAACCGACAAATCACTTCTTTCTTTAACTGCTAAGTCACTCATTGAAAGCTCCTTTTGTTGTGTCGCCTGTTTCTCTAGTCTAGCTTGTCTTTACCATAATCGATTGACCATGATAGAACTTTGCCTAGACTTAATCTGGGCTTAATTGCGCCCTCATCTGCTTAAGCCGTCTTACCCCTTTCTCCAGATCTCCGAAATCCTTATCCGTGTTTCGCTCATCTAAAAAGCCACACGCCACTAGCACCAAAAACCAGGGATTGATCCCACGGTTAGAACCATCTGGCAGATGAGGAGCTAGGTTCACAACGGTCTCCATCTCGATCGCGTGGATGACTACGCCCTCTTTGGTATTGCGAAAGTTCGTAGACAAAGCACTCAGAGTGCTGCTGTTGATCCCGGCTTTCTTGCACAAATCCTGCTGAGTTAATGATGAGGACAAACAGCCTATCAATAGTCGAGATAGTCGCTCAACGCCTGACGGGGTGTTGAATAGGATCGTTCGCCCTTTGGCGATCGCGATCTTTCTCACTGCTTTTTTCTGCTCGATATGCCTTCTCAGAAGTGCGTTTTTTTTCACTGTCTGAGCCGCCTTTGATAGCTCCCGTACTTCCTCGGTTGTGTCAGGCTCTGTTAATGCAGTTCTACCTTTGAGAGGCGAAACCCTCGGTTTGGGTTTGATTTCGGGTTGGTCGATCGTCAAATCACTCACAATCTTTATTTGTCTCCGGCTTGTGAAATCCCATTGTATTATACCTTTGTCAGACTTACTACAGTTAATCGATTAGAGTAAAGCGGTTACAATCAATT